AAAATTATTATTTCAACCAAGGAACTGAGAAAGCTATCATTCGTTACAATAATACAAATGATGCTAGATTAAAAAATATTATCTATAATGAACATATAGCTAAAGCCTTTGATAAGTTAGCTGAGAACATTATACATACATTTAAGTTCTACTACTTTGATGTTGGCTCAGAAGAAGTGAAACATGAAGTTGTTTCTTTTTTGGTTATGAATATGCATAAGTTCAAAGAAGGTAAAGGTAAAGCGTTCTCCTACTTTAGCATCGTAGCTAAAAACTACCTTATTCTTAATAACAATAAGAACTATAAGATGGGTAAGATACATTCTCAAATGGATGTATTGGATTACAAAAGAAATCTTATGGGTGAAAGTACAATGAGTGAAACTGCTGAGAAATCTATTTTATTCGTAGATGAGTTACATAGATTTTGGGATATAAATCTATCTAATATTTTTAAAAGAGACAAAGACATCAGAGTTGCTGACTCTGTATTACATATCTTTCGTATCAAAGAGAATATAGAAAACTTCAATAAAAAAGCTCTGTACATACTTATCAGAGAAATGACTGGCTCCAATACTCAGCATATCACGAGAATTATCAATGTGATGAAGAAGTACAATAAACGATTAAAACATGAGTTTGAAAGGTATGGAACAGTCGATGTGAGTCACACAGGCTCATTAGTTAACGACTAAAAGAAAGGGAGTTTTTACTCCCTTTTTTTATGCCTTGTAATATTTTAGTTAAAATTTACACACTCCCATATTTATATATAACCACAAATCTATATAATTTATCAAATGGAGTATATTATGGCTAATGATTACGAAATATTTGAGGGTAAATCTTTATCTGGTTTATTCAAAGATATTTACGAAAATACAAAAACCAACAAAACTCAGTTAGAAGTTCTTATGAAAGAGGTAGTGGGTTTCATAAAGGATGGAGATACAGCGGTTCAGATAATCCCTATGTTAAAGGAGTATTTAGAAATCAATGTAAAGAATGACGACCAATTAGTAAAGGTAGCTGCTATCGTACAGAGAATCATAGCTGCTGAAAATAAAGGTAGCTCAGAAGAGGAGTTCGGTTTATCAGAAGCTGAGAAAGAACAACTTATGGGTGCGATAGAAGATGCGGCTACTGATTTACAAACTCATTCAGATGAGATTACAGAAGATATGAAAAGGGTAGAAAATTAATGGCATATCGTAATAGCTCGGGTATTTTACAAAGAGAACTTTACTATAGTAAAAACATCACAACTGCTGATGATGTATACGATATTATAGAAGATAATGTCGACCAACAATCAGAGTTTTTTGAGATAGAGCCAGCAATTGTTTTAGAAGTTTTATTGGATACAAACGATCCTAAATTTCCACGAAGCGAAAGTAATCCAGACGCGCCAGATTGGACTTACTATGGAACTATAAGAGCTAGGTTTATCTACAGTCAAAGTGATGGTGATGAAATAGATGAATTTATAAAGCCAGTATCTTCTCATATAACAGCTTATCCATTAAAAGGTGAAGTGGTTAATATAGCAAAGCATGGGGGACAACATTATTACTATAACCCTTTAAATTTAAGAAATAGAGTCAATATGAACAGATTTGCTGGTGAGGTAGGTGAAGGAAAAGTATTTGATTCGGAAACTGATAAAAATAGACGAATTGCTCAAAATGAAGGAGATTTAATAATAAATGGTAGATTTGGAAACAATATAAAACTTGGAAGTGATGGTGAACAATTTAAGTATCCAACTTTAAAAATAACAAATAAACAATCAATCCCCATAGGACAAACACTAAATGAAGATTTGCCACATGTTCAAGATATAAACAATGATGGTTCATCTATATTTATGACATCAGGTCCTCAAGAACAAAATTACCTAATCCCAGCCGCAGATAGTAAACATTGGCCTGAAACAATATCTGGCGATACGATACTCATTAATTCTGATAAGCTGGTTTTTAATGCTAAGGGAGATCCTGATGTTCGTAAAAGCAATGGTGATATTCATATGTTTGCCATGAGAAAAATAAATTTAAATTCTAATAATTCAATTAACATTGATGCGGATGGAGTTATAAATCTTGGTAACCCGACTGTTACGACCCCATTAGTAAAGGGAGACGTTCTAATAGAAGAGTTGGGAAGGATGATGACTACGATTGAAAGCTTTTGTAATCAAGTGAACAAACAAATGAAAAGTGTAGCGGTAAATGGGGAGTATGAAAAATTAAAAGAAGAATTTACAGGTTTAAGAAAAAGTTTTAAAAGATTTTTAAGTAAAAAAGTTCATATAGAATATGATGATACGAGAGGTATGTAATGGCTACAGCTGCTGATAAACTAAGAAATTTAATTAGGGGTAGGTCTTCAAGGGAGATAAAAAAAATAAATGAGGCTGTAGATACAGCCGTGGTTAGTCTTAGACTAAATCAAAGCACTGGTGAAGATGTTAAAAAAGTTATACAGATAATAGATGATGTTAACAATACCATAAAAACAATAAAGGATGCGGTGGAAACTATAAAGTTTGTAAAGGAGAGTTTAGAAGCTGGAAAGATAGCTGCTCAAACAACAGAGAAGGCTGCTACTATAGGTGCGGCTTTAAATCCCGCAGCAGCTGCTATACAATATGCTCAAAGGTTTGTCATAGAAAGGTTTAACAAAGAAGTAGAAGCTATTGAAGAAGTATCATCAGAGGCAGAGGGAATTGTTGAAGGTCTTCAAAATGTTACTAAGGAAGCTGATGAAAAAATAAAAGAAGCTAGAAAACAAGGTGAAAAAAGCAAAAATGCGGAAAATGACCTAAAAAACGAAATAAACTAATATCTTAATATTTATATACAAATAGGAGTTAAAAATGGCTAAAACAAATAAGCTGGTTACTTTAATCAGAGAAATGGTAAGACAAGAGGTAAAAAAAGAAGTTAATAAGATATTTATTAACGAGGGAATAAAATCTATGTCTCAGAAATCAGACTATGTTCCTGAGGTATTGCCCGTTTCTAAAAACTCTAAACCTAAAGAAGTAAGTTATACTAAAAACCCTACGTTAAATAAGATACTAAATGAAACCGCTCGTGGAGATGAGTTTGAAGAGTATCCAACAATGGGCAATAAGACTTTTGATAGTACAAGAATGGCTGAGGCTATGGGTTATGGTGGAATGTTAGGTAGTGCTGAAGAGAAGAGAAAGATGGGAGCAATACAAACAGCACAAGCAGCTGGTGCGGATACATCAAATGAGGCAGTTCAGAATGTGATGCAGGACTTAACAAAAGATTATAGAGGCGTAATGAACGCATTAAAAAAGAAGGATGGTAAAGTTTAATAATAGGAGAACTAATAATGCCAAAGAACTCAGGAAAGTTACATGACATAAACTATGGTGATGTTTCAGGCGACAGTGTAATACAAAAAGATTTGAATGATGATGTTTATATTGGATTAGAGTTTCCATTAAAGTATACTCCTACAGGTTTTTTTCGTAGGACAAAAACAGCTTTACAACAAACCAGTCATAACATAAAAAATCTTTTACTAACACAAACAGAAGAAAGGTTAGGTAATCCTACTTTTGGTTGTAACTTAAAAAGAATTTTATTTGAACCTCAATTAGAGGACTTTGAAGATGTTGTAGAAGAAGAAATACGTTCTGCTATTTCACAATGGTTGCCATTCGTTTCAGTAGAAAATGTAGAAGCTGAAGAAGAAGGTTTAAACAGTGCTAGAGTAAAAGTAACTTTTTCTATTAATACAGATCCAGCATCTTTAGAAGAAGTAGAAATTAGTTTGGGTATATAGGAGATAAAAAATGCCTTATTCAACACCAAAAAAAACACCAACAAAGGAAGTAAGATATCTAAATAAAGATTTTAAATCTTTTAAAGAAAATCTAATTGAATTTACTAAAATATACTTTCCAAATCAATACAATGATTTCAATGAAGCGTCACCAGGTATGATGTTTATTGAAATGGCTTCTTATGTCGGTGATGTTCTTTCTTACTATATTGATAATCAATTTAAAGAAAGCTTACTAGCATTTGCTGAAGAGAAAAGAACTGTGTATAATATGGCTCAGTCTTTAGGATACAAACCAAAACTAGCTTCAGCCTCTTCAATAGATGTAGACATTTTTCAAACTGTTCCTGCTAGTGTGACTGGAACTGGTGCTAATACTGTAGCATCTGCTAATTTGAATTATGCTCTTAATATTAAATCTGGCATGGAAATGGTATCCGATACTGGAGTTAGTTTTGTGACACAAGAAGATTGTAATTTCAAATATTCAAGTTCTTATGACCCGATGGAAATAACTGTGTACGAAAGCTCTGGTAATGTTCCTGTAACCTATTTGTTAAAGAAGTCTGTTAGAGCAGTTAGCGGTGAAGTTGCTGTAGAATTTATCAATGTTAATAATGCTGAAAAATATAAAAGAATAGCTTTGGGAAATGCGAATGTAACAGAGATAATGAGTTGTGTAGATAGTGATGGTAACGATTGGTATGAAGTTCCTTTCTTAGCTCAAGACACAGTGTTCACAGATATGGAAAACACAATTAAAAATGATGA